CCACATTAAGCAAACAGTAATCCGTATCGTGTTGTACTATAATCCAATCGTATATAGACTCTACTGTCATCGTTCTAGCAGTTTCTAGATCTCCGGGGTACAACAATACCAACGCATCGTTATCCTGTCCGTATACTTCTTGAAATACTGTATCACCGAACTGTTTTATCAAATACGGAGCACTCGCACAACGTATGTACTTGTTTGCTGTGTCTACACAATGCTGACTTAACTGTAGTTGACATTCCAGTAAGTCTTGTAAGTGACCATCTATACCACCCATTGATGTAGGCAATAACATTTTGAATAAACCCAGTTGTTTGAATTTTTGTATGTTGTTGATATCAGACTCACAACTATCTATAAATTCACTTTTTATGTGCATCCAATTATCTTGTACTGGTATCATATTAATATTTATGTGTTTACTTTATTAGACACTTCGTGTCTTTGCCAACTACAAACTTCATTCACTTCGTTCATATCGTTTTTGTTTGCAATGTTTTTAAGATTAAAGTTATCAAGTAACTTGAGCCATAATTCTCCTTAAGCAAGGAGAACAATGAAAGGGGTCATCAAGTGAACCATTACCATCTCTAACTCGGGTGCTATTAGGAAGCGGTGAGCCTTCTCTCCCCATACACTACCGTCTCGAATCTCACGGAAGTCTGTATAACATTGTAGAGTTCTGTTATACAAACTTGTAGGTTGCTTTTTCTCAGTGCCTACATTCTTCTAATACTGTTTGTCGTGTGTTTGTATCTTTGCCGCTATACATCTCCAATAATCTCGCACCGGGTGTTTCCATTGCCGGATTGTCGAGGAGCCAGATATTCAATGCCTCTGTTGGGGCGGGTGTATAGTCCTATGTGTGTGCCGTAATGTGAGTTAGACTTGGTGTCTGAATTTGCCGTGTTTTTTTGTGTTCTTCAGCAATTAGTTATCGGTCTTTGAGACCTTCACGTAAGATTTTTGAACCACCGACTCGAACGTTGATAATTCCATTGTAGTAGTCATCTGATAGTAATACTTTTCTTTCGAACTGTTCTCTAGCCTCTAGGTAACTAGCGACGCCTCTGCTAGGACAAAAGTATAAAATTTCTCTGGTAAATTTATCTTCGCCAAGTGCTAAAACATCTTCTTTTAAATTGTCTGAACTGCCCCAGTAAGTTTGCCAATCTGATTCCTTGGTGCCTCTGCGTTTGTTCTTTTTGCCTTTCAGCGGGGGTTTGGTTGTTTTAAACTTTGCTAGTTTCTTGCCAACATACTTTTTGTCATTTGTATTGTTAGTAATTAGATATACAAATGCTTCGCAGTCTTGCGGAAGTGTTTCTACAGTTTTACCGTTATATAACCAATCAGCCATTGTTATGCCTCGACATACTCCGTGTCCGTGTTATAACTAGTAAAGCCTCCTTCCTTGATCACATACAATACATCGTTAACTCTGCCACTTAGTTCTTCTCTGTGTGATATAAGCATAATGTTTTTGTTCTGCTCTCTGCTCATTTTCTTAAGTATACCTAAAGCATTCTCAACACCTGTGGCATCTAAACCGCTGTCAATAAGTTCGTCAATACATAAGAAGTTCATTGGGTGATTAAGACTTTCAAATATATCTCTGAATGCCCAACTTAAACTCAGTATAAGTCTGTTTCGCTCACCTCTACTTAAATTATCAAAGTCTAAATCTCTTCCGTACTCTGTAATCTCTGTACTTAGGTCACTGTTAAACTTAACATCATGTGGTAAGCCAATAGCATCCAAGTAGTGTGCTAGTCTGTGATTCAAGTAAGCAATGTTTTGATCAATAATACGTCTTCTAATAAAACTGTCTTTACTTGTTAGCAGTTTATATAAAAACTCTTGATGGTCTTTTAGTGCTGTGAGTTCATTGATAATATCCCAACTAATTTCTTGTATACCAGTTTGTTTCATAGATTCAATTTGTTCTATGTAAGGATTATCTTCGCTGTGCTTTGTGCTAATGCTGTCTATTAAATTATCAACATTATTACGATGTGTAAGTGCTTCTTCTAGAGTTTTATAAAACGTACTGGGCCTTTCTTTAATTGGCCCTAGTGTTTCTATACCATCTTTTAAATCTTCTTCTTTAATAGTTAAACCTGTGAAGTATTCTTTTTCTTCTGCTATCTTGGTTTCTAGGTCTTGTGTGTATGCTTCATGTGTGTCTAAATGTGCTGTACCTTGTTCACATGTAGGGCATACGCCTTCCTTTGCTTTAACTAAGTTAGCCTCTAGTTCGCTTAGTTTAGTTTTACTTCTTTTAAAAGAGTTAAGGGTGTTTGTTAAATTATTTGATAATATATTTAAGTTTGCTTCGTGGTCCTTAATAACAACTAATGTATTATGTTTTTCAACCTCGCTGTCAATATCAATTTCTTTAAGTTGCTCCAACGCATCTGCCATTTCGTCTAGTTTAACAGACTTGTTTCTTTCCCAGGCATTACTACGGCTTTCTAGTTCTTTAATATTTTTATCCATACGTTCATTGCTATCTTTCATAGCACTAATACGGAATTCTTCTTCTTTGATACTATCTCTAGTGTCCTTCATTCTGTCTTTTAGAATTTCTGCTTTTTGCGAAAGTTCTTGAATACCTAACAACTGCTCTATCATATCTCGTTGGTCGTTATTCTTCATACCAAGGAAAGGTTCAGTGTAAGTGTTTAGAGCAACAATGTGCTTAAACATTTGATGACTAAAGCCAATAATTTTTTCTATTTGCTTTTGGGTTTCTCTGCTATCGCCTTGCTGTTCTTGATCTTCCTGTTCTGTGCCATTAACAAATAAACGTAATACATTAGGACGTCTTCCCCTTTCTATACGATACTCTATACCGCTAAGTTCAAAGTCGCAGGAAACAATCATGCCCTTGCCGTTTGTTTTGTTAATTAAATTATCACGTCTAATGTTAGTTAGTGCTTCTCCGTAAAGAGCATAACTTAGAGCATTAATAATAGTAGTCTTGCCTGTACCATTTCTACTACCGTCGCCACCTAGGTCTAGGTTGTTTCCTAAAACAAGTGTTAAGTGCTTGTCGTCAAACCGAACACCTTGAACGTTATTACCAACGCTCATGAAATTCTTCACACTGATGTTTTTTATGTTTAGCATATTATAGGTTCTGGTAAATGTTAATAAGTTTATCAGTGTCTACAGTATTGCTTTCAATCGTTTGTAATTGACTGATAACAATTTGTTCAACACTTTCGAAATGTATTTCGCCTGCTTCGTATTCTTCTTCTACTTCTTTGACCGGTACAAGTTGTATTTCTCTACACTTGTATTTGTCCATAAAGTTTTCTTTAATAAAAGATGCTTCCTCATAACTGATGTCTACATCTAATTTAATTCGAGCATACGTTGTTGCGTCTAAAAATTTAGCAGGATTGTCTATAAGTTCTACAAGACCGCATGTAACATACTTAGGGCAGTCAGGCCAATTAACAAATTGCGGTTCTTTGTCCCACTCTAGGAACATGTATCCTCTGTCGTTATCCTGTGCGTCTGCGTAATTGTGCGGAAACGCATTGCCTATGTAATGTATGTTATGGTTGTATTGACGTTTATGAAAATGTCCTGTAAAAACATATTCTGGTTTGTCAAGCATACTTGCTGTAATACCGCCATGGTCTGGCATTTCTACCATTGCGTTCATTTTAAAGAACGGCAGTTCAAAATGTCCAAACATATATTTACAATCAATCTTAGCAACTTTTTTATGTTCTGTTCCTACTAACCATGGTATGATTGATACGCCTTTCTCTTCAAATATTTCATCTACCATAACAAAGTTAGGTAAATCTCTAGCAAACTCGATACTGTTAAGTTCTCTTTTATCTCTGTAGTATAAATCGTGGTTGCCGGTTATGAAATATATTTTTTCAAATGCGTCATTTAGTTTTTTAAGATCTCTCAAACTAGCATTCATAGTAGCAATATTAATACTTGCTCTGTGATGATGCCAGTCACCTAAGAAGAAACAGGTTTCTGCTTCTCGCAGTTTTGCCTCTTCTATAAACCAGTCTACAAAATTATTACAGTCCTTTAAATGTTGATGGCTGTTTTGTTTTAAGCCGTAATGTATGTCTGTAAAGACTGCGGCTTTTTTGAATAAGTTATCTGTCATAATTAAGCATCCGAATTAGAATTTTGTGCTTCTTCTCTTTGTGCTTTCATTTCTTCTTCGTGCTTAATCTGTCTACCATAACTTGGTAAATGTCCAGAGTCAATAAGTATGTCGTCTCTGATGTTCTGATTTCTTTTTTCAATGTTTAGAACTCTTGTAAAACTGTTTGTAATTGCGGCTGTATAATAAGCAAACGGATTATCAGACTTTGCTTCATTGAACTGTAACCCAATCATTGCTAATTGTAATAGTGCTTGTCCACGCATTTCATCAATGTATGTGTAGCCTCTCCAGTTTGCTCTCTGGCTATATCTTTCTACTAGTTTGAGATACATTTTGCCTAATTCGTTTGTGATACTACCGTGCTCGACGCTAAACTTACCGCTCTTAAGTCCGCCCTTCCAGTGACTTCTAGCAACTTCCGTAATCTCGCTGTTTACTTTAGCATAATGCTTGAATGCCGGAAAGTTTACTTTTGCTTTTGTTTCTGCTTCGTTCCTAGGATTTTTCTTTCTACCTGGCTCTAGTGGAATGTGTTCCATGTCCATTACTCTGATAGTAATTTCTTCATCAGCAATAGAATCTGGTTCAACTAAAAAATCCTTCTGTTTAGGCTTTTTGTTTGCTGGTCCTTCGTATCCTTTTACTGCTGATTGGTATGCTAAATCCTTCATACGACCTGCTTTATTTTGTTTTGCTTGATCATATACAGATTTGTTTATTTCGCTAACGTTATTGACAATAATGTCGGGTCTGTCGTACTGTGGTGACTTAGTCCAGCAGAAACTCATTTTACTTTTATGAATTTCTTTTAGTAAGTCTTTATTATTAAGATATTTTTGTGCCATTGTTTGTAATCTCCGTTTAATGTATTATACATTTATTTTTTCAGAAGTCAAGTATAATTATCCACTTTTAGCAATTAAGTGTAGTTTTATTGAAATCGATAAATACATTACATACTTTTATAAAAATGGAGAGCATATGGGTTTTGAAACAACATTAAATTCTGACTATAGAGCAAGGTTACAGTTGTTTAAAAAGTACTCTGAATCATTCTTTGACGACACAGTTAAAGAAGGTAATGTAATGTTCCCATTAAAAGCAAATAGAGGAATTGTATTTCCGTATACACCGAACCTTTACTTTGCCAGATCGGCAAATTATGGGCAGATGGATTTTAAAGGAGCAAACTATCCTATATATAGTTATATAAACTCTGCTCCGCCAATTATACCTCTTATAGCACAATTTACAGCAAGTTCAAAAGAAGAAGCACAATACTTATTAGCAACATTTAGATTCCTAAATGCGATGACCCAAAGTGATTTTGGTGAAAGAGCAATAGCATCTAAGAAATTTGGTGCGCCTCCTCCACTGATGCAGTTTTCATATTTAGGCCCTTTTGGATTTGATAGAGTTCCAGTTCTACTAACAGACTTTAACATGATGCTCTCGAATCAGGTTGATTATGTTCCAGTACCGGCTTCGCCGACAGGACAAAAACCGGATGAGGATGGGAAAGTATCTACGGGCATCTTTGCTAGTGCGTTTGGTAGTAAGAGCGTTACTTATGTGCCAACCGACGTAGAATTTACAATTAACCTTACTCCGCAATATTCACCTAGACGAATTCGTAAAGATTATAGTCTTGATGATATGAAACGTGGCAAAAACATAGGATTCATTTAATGGCATATTCAAAAAACAGTTTTCTCAATTCGGCACCTAATAAGTCTTTTTACACAGGTCTTAACTATGCTAATTTACCTCGAATCAAAGAGAGTATAACTGATAAAACTGTTATACTACAAGAAAAATACAGTATGCGACCTGATCTACTAGCATATGATTTATACAATAATGTTGAGTTTTGGTGGGTATTTACATTACGCAATTTGGACATTATAAAAGATCCGCTAATGGATTTCCAGGCAGGAATAGAAATTAAAGTTCCGAGTAAAGAAACAGTAGAAAACCTAACTAGAGGATAACATGGCAGATACAGATAAAAATAATTTGTATACAAGTGGTGACCCAATGCCGAACGCATTAGATTATCATTCTAGTTACACATATAATATTACATTCAGTGCTTTACCAAACAGTTTCCACCAAACAGGAATATTGCCGTTAGGTGTATCCAAAGGCACAAAAAAAGTTATCATTGCTCAAACAGGCGTAACCACAAAATTTAATATAGATAACTTAGATATACAAACAGTGGTTGACTCATATGGTACAGGTGTACCTGATACTAGTAAAGGATACTCGACAAAAATTGCATTTACAATTACAGAGCCTATTGGTGCTAGTTTATTTACGTTAATCCAAATAGCATTTAACAAACTTAGATTGATGGACCAAGAATCCAAAATTGATGTTGACAAGATATATAGAAATGAGGATGGTAAAAGCAAAGGACCATTAGATCTTCCATATCTGTTAGAAGTAGATTTAGTTGGACACAGAGATTGGACCACCGACGACGAGGAACTAGTTGATACTGATGGTATGCCGTCACAAGATTATGAAATACTTGGATCGTGGGCATGGCCGTTTTGGTTAACAAATTTTGATTTCAATCCCACAACCGATGGCACAGAATATAATTTTGGCGGCGTATCATTTACAGAGATTGGCGCAAAGTTACCTGACTATACTAAACAAGCAGTAGAAGATATGACTATAACAATTGAGGCCAACCCGGATAATAAAGGCGCAGACTTAACTACTGACCGTCTGCTAAAAACATTCGCCGAAATGTTGACGCAAAAAGGTATAAGTATGGACTCGCCAGCGGCCTCTAAACGTAATGGTTTTCATAATATAGGAATTACTCTTGGTACAGAATACGGCGTAAAGGACAAAACAATATTGGATCCTGCTGTTTTCCGAATTGATCCAAAATTTATTGTCAATGGTAACA